AGCCTGGACTACAGGGGCGGCGTAGAGCTTGATGCCTGGGCCGTAGAGCCCGGCGGCGGCCTCCGTCCACTTCACCCAGAAGGCATGAAGGCCCCGATTGGCGAGAGCTACCGGCTCCTGCCTCTCCAGCTCCGCGACCCTGGCCAGGGCGGCGTCGCGCTCTTTACGCATTTCATCCCAGTCCGCGAGGCGCTGCTCTGCCTGCTCTGCCCACGAATCGCGATCCGACCGCAGCTCCCCGACGATGCGCTCATGCTGGGCGACGGTCATAAGCGGCCGGCGTTCGACGGTGTAGGAGCGTTCGAACTCCTCGCCTTTCCCTGGGTGCCATAGACTCCATCCAGTTTGCGGGCCTGCGGTGACGCGGTATTGCCACGCCACCACCTCCGGCCGATCCGCCTCTGCCGGCTCAGGCTTGAGTGCTTCAGCGGGCGCTTCGTTGAACGCTTCCGCATGCGGGGCTAGGTTGAGCGGGTCGAGGTCCGACGCCGGGGAGGGTTGCGCCATGGCGGCGTGATCAGGTGCAATTCGAGCGTGCGTGACCATCCAATCAAACACGTCCTTCATGTCATTCAGCGATACGCCAATGAACTTGCCGTCCTTCGTGCACAGGTCAAGCAGCCTCTCGCCACCCTTCATGAGCATCAGGAAATTTGGATTGAGTATGTTGGGTAGAACGGTGTTGTTCAGGTGATCATTCCAATCGCGCAGGCGCTCGATCTCGTCAGCGGCCTCCTCCTGGTGGCCAGGAAGTGCCTCACCTTTACGCAAAAGACCGATCAAATGTCGGTCATACTCTTTTGAGACTGGCGATGGAACCTCCTGTGCGCCCTTTGCCTGGAAGTCGCGCTCATCCCCGCCTGCCTGCTCTACCGCAGGATGTTTCGGGCACGGCCAGCGCAGCGACCCGTCGCCGGAAGGGCAGGTGCATTCATTCGCTTTGTTCATGGGAGCTTTCTCCAGGCCTCGGTTTCGAGGTCAGAAACGGTTATGAGTCGGCGCCGGCGCTCGATGTTTTCGAGTTGCAGGACATTGCCCAGGCTGTCGATGACGACCCAGTGAATGCCGGTGGGAATGTGCAGGTAGCGTGCTGGCGCGGGGGAGCAGAGGGCGTTTATGCGGCGGACTGCGGGGCTTTCGTCGAATGGCATGGCTCATCCTCCGGGTAGACCCGAACGCCATCGGCGCCCTGGGACTGGTTGATCGCCATCTGCTTAACCGCTCTCGCGATGCGCAGAATGTCGTCCGATGTCATAAGCTGGCTTTCTTCAGGCCAGCCGGTGACCGTCACACCGCAAGGGCGGTGATTCGCTGTTAGCTGGTGCATGGGGTTATTCCTGTTCGGGGAGAGGGAGTCGCGGCGCTAACGATGCCCGAACCTGATGCCGTGCTCGGCGGCGATCTTGCGGACAGTAGCGCGGTCAAGGTCCATTGCGTCTGCGGTGGCGGAGATAGTCATCCCCTTGTCTGCGCAGTAACGGACTGTTTGCGATAGCAGCCTGCGATTCTCTCGGCGGTTGCTTTCGAACGCAGCGTGCGCGGCGTCGGTCTGCCCTGGCTTAGCTTTTCGTGCCGACCTACCGTTCCACTGGACGTCCTTGTCTCCCGACATGCCGATTGGGATGGATGCGATCTTTCCGCCGCTGGCTAGGAACGCATCTACCTGGCTGGCTATTTCGTCTCGATGCAAGTCCTGGCTCATGCTGCCACCCCTAGCACCTTTTCCATGCGCTCCTCGAGCAGTTCGTAGAAGGTCTTTACTCGCTCGGACAGCTTGCGTATGTAGGCCTCATCGCGGTGGACGCGCACCATGCAAAGCGGCATGCCTGGCCAGTAGCCGAGGAAGTCGATCCACTCGCGCTCCGAAACCCAAAGGCCTCCATAGCACTGAGCCGCGTGCTCGGAAGGCAGCTCGCCTGCGATGATCACGCTAACCAGCTTTTCCGGTACCTTGGTTTTCACCTCTATCAGGCCGTTGTCGCCGACCAGTCCATCCGGCGAATAGCCGATCCCGTGGTTCAGAATGATCCCGGCCTGCTGGATCTGATCTGGCTCGGTATCTGTGCGCAGGCAGTACAAGTCGCGCACAACCGGCTCAAGCTTGTGACCCCTGGCGCTGCTACCGTTACCACGCCATGGCTCGGCCTCTGCTCCGGTGATCCGCTCACCAATTAGACGGTCCATGTAAGTGAAGGCGCCAACGCCGAACCCTGCCTGGCCTTTGCCGTTAACCATCAACACGTCCAGTTCGGAGCAGGTTGCGATTCCAAGACGCGCGTCAAGCCACTCCTGGGAGCCCTGCTCCAGGTCCTTGAAGATCTGCATGATTCACTCCTGGGAGCGCTTGGCGCGCTCGCGAGCCTTGGTAAGCCGTGCCAGTGCCGCATCGAAGTCGGCGGATGGGACACCCTCAGCAGAGCCGTACATAGCATCGAAGGCTTCTTGCGTGTCCTGAAGGCATTGGGAGAGAAGGGTTTTCAGTTGCTGCGCCTGAGCTTGGGTAATGAGCTTCTTTGGCGGCACAGCCGCGTTGCCGTCGTCGTCCTCGCCGCGAGTGGTGATGTTCAGCAGTGCGGACAGCACGTAACGCTTGCCGTAGCTGACCGATGATCCAAGAGACTGAACGGCGTTCTTGCTGCCACTTGTGTCTAGCGGAACGAGCATCGTCGTCTGCTCTCGGTGTCCGGCGCAGTGCATCAGAATTCCAGTAACCGAAACGCCAGTCTGAACAGTCTCGACGCGGAAGCTCACTGCGAAACCGAACCGCTGCATGATCGGCTTCACGATGTCGTTGATGTCTTCGAAGGTCGCGTAGTTGCTGCGCTTTTGGCCGTTGACGGTGATAGCGCCACGCTCGGCAATGCTCGGCAATTCGCTTTGCATGGCGGCCATGGATGCGTTGAACTCAGCCTCTGCGCTGCGGGACTGCATCCGTTCGTGCATGGCCATAAGCCGCTCCATCTTCTCGATGTCGCACGCAGGGTCAGCAGCGGCACGCTGGATCACTTGAAGGATTGTTGCCGACTCACCAGCTTGGATTACGGCAGCACCTTCCTGCCGCTGTGCAATGGAGTTGCTCATGATGGGCCTCAGTAGTTGATTGTGATGTGAGGAACCTTGCGCTGAGCGATCAGTGTGATCGCCTGCTTGGCGCATTCCTCGGGCATGCCGCCGGCGATCAGGGCCGCCAGGGCTTCGTTGTTGATGGCTTTCTTGTGGGCCTTGTCGGCTTCTCGGGCTGCTGCCTCGCGCTCGATCCTGGCTTGCTCGTCTGCCTGCCGTTGGCGCTCTGCGGCAGCGGCTTCTTCGGCGTGCCGCTGTGCATCACGCTCAGCCTGCTCGGCGCGTTGCTGTGCTTCCAACTTCTCGCGCTCCGCCTTCTCGGCAGCGAGTCGCAGTTCCAGTTCCCGGCGCTCGGCGGCAGCCTTTGCCTCGGTTTCGCGGCGAGCGGCGGCTTCGCGTTCTTCCTGGGCGCGTCGTTCCGCTGCAAGGCGCTCGGCCTCGGCTGCTTCGCGGGCAATGCGTTCCTCGCGCTCTTTCTGCTCGCGAGCAGCAGCTTCGGCGCGCAGTCGCTCCAGTTCGGCCTGCTCGGCTTCATACTTCTCGCGTGCAACGAGGGCTTCGCGCAGCGCGACCAGGGCCTTGTCCTTGGTACGGGCGGCCTCGGTTTCGAACTCTTCCCAGTCCTCGCCAATCAAGAGGCCTTCCAGCCACTCAATGTTGGCTTTCAACTCGGTCGAATCTAGGTCGCGGCATTCCAGGCGCAGGTTGATCTGATCGATGCCGGCCTGGTGCTTGGCCTTGCGCATTTCCTCGCGCTGCTCCCACTCAGTTAGGGGCTGGCGTACCTCTGCCTGCCAGGAGTCCAGCAGGTCACGCATGCGCTTGCGCTCGGCATCGACCTTCTTCGGCACTTCCTTCAGCTCGGCGACCAGTTCCTTACCCACGTTGTCCAGCGCCGTCTTGGAGCGGGCTACCTTGTAGGCGATGGAGGCGATGGCCTCTCTGCCCTTGCGAGTAGTCACGTCTGGTACGAAGCCGTCGATCTCTTCGCGAATCTTGGCCAGGAACGGGTCAAGGCCATTGACGGCCGAGTAGACTTGGAGGGCGGTTTCTTTGGCCGGCACTTCGACCAGTTGGGTTTCTGCGGACATGAGTGATCCTCGCCGCGCATGCGCAGCCAGTTAAGGGGGGGTTAGGCGGTGGCCTTTGCGATTGCGGCGGATGCATTCGCAACCTGCTGGATTTCCGCTTTCAGCGGACTAATCAGCGGCAGAAGATTTACCAGGGCATCCAGAAGCTCCGGCGCCGCAGCCATCAGGCGGGCGTTTGCAATCGACATAGCAACGTCTTCAGCTATGTTTTGCGGGGTCGGCGAGGCGGCATTGACGTTTGAACAGATACACTTTTTCCCACCGAAGACCATGTTATTTCGAGACACCCAAGGCCCCGGCGTATGCGATTGCTTGCTCATTCTGTCCTCCAGGTAGAAGG